ATTTTCCTGCCGCAAAATGACCAACACCTGCATTAAACTGACCAGTGGTTACAGACGTCAAACTAGAATTTCCGTAAGCAACATTGTAAGAACCAGTTGTCATAGCCGCTAGTGAATTAATTCCAAAAGCGTCACTATGTGTTCCTGTTGTGGTAGCAGTTAGAGCATTAAGACCAACAGCAGTCAGATTATTGCCTGTTGTGCAAGCATCTAAACAATAAGCCCCTACAGCAGTGTTGCTACTTGCTGTAGTATTAGCACCTAGAGCATCAAGACCTACTGCTGTATTTTGTGTGCCTGTTGTGCAAGCATCTAACGAACCATGACCGACAGCCGTGTTAGATGTGCCAGTGGTATTTGCACCAAGCGATAGAAAGCCGACAGCGGTGTTGTTACTTGCTGTTGTGTTTGCACCAAGTGCTGAACTTCCAATTGCTGTATTTTGTCCACCAGTAGTGGTTGCATCACCACATGTTGCGCCAATAAATGTATTGTTAGAGCCTTCAGTATTTGCGACTCCTGCCCCTTGACCCATCGCTGTGTTTGTACTTCCAGTGGTGTTTGCGTATAGTGCTTGGTACCCGCAAGCGGTATTGCTTCCCCCTGTGGTGTTCGTCTCCATTGCAAGACCACCAACTGCTGTGTTTATTTCACCAGTAGTAAGCGAGTTTAAAGAGGAGTATCCAAATGCTGTGTTGTAATCTACCCCACTATCAGTGACGTTATATGTTTGAAGCGCACCATATCCCATCGCCGTGTTTCGGCCACCCGTAGTATTTGATGCCATTGCACTATTACCTACGGCTGTATTTCTTGTGCCAGTGGTGTTTGCAGTCAATGCATCATGCCCCACAGCAGTATTGTTGCTTGCCGTTGTATTGGCATCAAGTGCGTGTGACCCAACAGCCGTGTTGCTTGCTCCAGTGGTGTTCGCGCCCAGTGAGTGCATACCAACACCCGTGTTTTCGCTTGCAGATGTAGTAGCATCACCTGAACGGTGACCCATAAAAGTGTTGCTACCTCCTCCTTGGATTGCAGACCCAGCATCCCGACCAACAAGAGTATTTTCTGAACCTGTTGTGATAGCACTACCAGCGGCATAACCAATAGCTGTTAGATTATTTCCTGTCGTACACGCATCTCCTGCAAATGCTCCTACGGCTGTATTCTGTGTGCCAGTGGTGTTTGACCTAAGTGCATCATATCCTACTGCTGTATTGTTATTCGCTGTTGTGTTTGCCTGTAGAGCATCACCACCGACAGCCGTATTAAATGCGCCAGTTGTAGTTTGATTTAAAGCCGCATACCCCACTGCTACGTTGTAATCGTTTCCACCATCAGTAACATTGTAATCACTAAGAGCGGCATACCCGACAGCGGTGTTTCTGTCTCCCGTGGTATTCGCATCCAACGTATTTGTTCCAATGGCTACGTTTCTTTCGCCATTAGTGATTGCGCCCATTGCAGCGTCACCCAATGCCACATTACCCGTGCCTGTTGGGAAGTTACCGTCCAGCTTGATTGTGCCGCCGTCTACGGTGAGATTGCCAGCAATGTCCACAGCACCGTCAATGTCTACAGCGTCAAGATTTGTTGTACCGTCAACGTCAATGTCACCGCTGATATCCAGTGATGCAAATACAGAAGTGCCTGTTCCAGTAACCGTACCGCCAACACCCAAGTTACCTGCAATCGTTACGTTCGTAGTGCCTGTAGGTATTTCAAGAACATCAGCATCCGCATCATTTTTTATCGTAACATCATTTGTTGATCCTTGCCCTGTCAGGATAAGACCCTCTGCACTGGTAAAGCCAATTGCTGCATTGTCACCTGCAGAGGTGTCAGCAGTGGCCTCTAACGTGCCGCCAGTGATTACGCCTGTGGTAGTTATAGCAGATGATCCTGTATCAATCGTGCCAAATCCGCTGGTAATAGACCCAGAGTTTAATGCGCCTACAGTAGTCGCAGCAGTAGTAACAAGATTAGGCATAGCCGTAATCTCATCGTCAAAATACGCAGACAAGTCTGTTACAGCGACTTGCTTCATTGTGCCGCCATCGTTTAAGACGACACGATCAGCGTCAGCAACAGTGACAGAACTAGCGGAAGTATCTCCGTCAAGGATATTTATTTCTGTTGCTGTAGACGTAACGCCGTCAAGGATGTTTAGTTCTGCTGCAGTAGACGTAACGCCGTCAAGGATGTTTAGTTCTGCTGCAGTAGACGTAACGCCGTCAAGGATGTTTAGTTCTGCTGCAGTAGACGTTACATTTGTGCCGCCTATATCAAGTGTAGTGACTGATATCTCCCCGGCAATAGTAACTACGCCATTTGCCAGAGTAATAAGGTCTGTATCGTCTGTGTGACCAATTGTCGTGCCGTTGATAAGCACATTATCAATGTCAAGAGAGCCACCAGTAATCAAGCCTGTTGTTGTAATCGTTGACGATCCCGTGTCAATCGTGCCAAAACCAGACGTAATCGAACCGGAGTTGAGTGCGCCGACTGTCGTAGCAGCAGTGGTGACGAGGTTAGGCATTGCTGTGATTTCGTCATCAAAATAGGCAGCTAAGTCTGTGACCGCCACCTGCACCATAGTTCCGTTGTCATTCATCACGACACGATCCGCATCAGCTACGGTGGTAGATGTAGCAGAAGTGTCGCCATCAAGAATGTTTATCTCTGTTGTGGTGACCGTAGCACCATCAAGTATTTCTAATTCTGCTTCAGATATACCAGCACCACCGATTGTTAGTGTGCCCGATATATCCACGTTACCGTTGATGTCAACAGTCGTAGCAGCAATCTGTATTTCTGTGTCAGCTACGAGATCAAGCTGCCCGTCTGCGCTTGAATTGATGTAGATGGCTGTATCACGGAATTGTAGCTTTTCTGTAGACGCAACAAGTATGTCGTCCGAAAACTCAAAGTAGTCTTCATCTTCCATCCACTTGAGTACACCGTCACTTGTTTCACCATCGAAGGTAATCGTGATGTCTGTACCTGCTGTTCCCGCGCCAAATGTAAGGGTGTTACCCAGCAGCTTTGTAATCGGGCCACCCTCTGCGGTAGTCCCGTCGTGTGTGTGTCCTGTGCTGGCGGCGAAAGCAGCTAGTAGCTGATTAAATTCATCGTTGGTGTGAGCAGCGGTGATGGTATCGCCGTCAGTGTAGGATGATTGTCTGGTATAAGTAGCACCCATCTAACGTCTAGCTCCTGTCTGAAATTCTAGTTGAAACCCCTTGAGGGAGTAGGGAGCGGTAGTACCCCCATCGTTTACTCGTAAAGCCACAGCAAACCCTGATCCCTCTACGGACTGCCTGACTAGAGGCTGAGATACACCGCCGTAAGTTCCTGTCCCATAACTAGCTATACCATACGAAGCAACAACATCGCTGGAATCTAGGGGATACGCTGCAGGACGAGGTGCATCCGGAGATTCATAGTCATACCTAAGAAACAAATCGGCGTCTATTGTAGAATCTGGTTTATAGTTTACGATAACACGCTGCATGTGCTTACGTATGCCAGCGTCACCAAATGTAAGGTCCGGCCCACGATACTTGCCTAATATAGCCGTGCCATCAAAATCACTGCCTGATTCTTGTCTAAATACATATCCTGTAGAGTCCGCACCGTGTAAAACAATAACATTACCATCGTCTACAAATGTATCCGTGCAAGCGGGTTTTATTCCTCGCATTTCCGAAAACTCAAACTTCTGCCCCTTCATCACACAAATTACCCCTTTGGTAATTGTTTCCGCAACAGTGGCTTTAGTAAAAAATATACGGTACTGTGTTTTGTCGGGTATTACGAGACTTTCAAAGCTGGCTGAGTCTGCAATGTTTTCGTTAAAAAGAGACTGTACGTTCGCACTTATAGTGCCCAACTCCACGTCACCAATCCGTGCTGTACCTGCGACTGTACGCAACCCGTCAGGACCAAGAAAGATGAGGTCACCAGCAAATTCTTGAATAGTGAAGCCATTTAAACAACCAATGTTACGAGTAACTGGTACGACAGCAAAATCACTAGAACTGCTGCCACCAACTTTAAATATCCTGTTTTCACAAAAAATAAATAGATTGTCA